CCGCGTGTCCGGCCGCGAGGTGACGTAATGGACGCTGCGGGGCAATCGCTGGCGGTTCACTTTCAAACGCTTGATCTGCCTCCCGCAGCGGTCGAGTGGCTTCTGGACGTGTGGCGCATGATCCAGATGCTGGACGACGTGGCTGACGGCGACCCTGTCAGCCGTGATGACTTGAACGGCGCCATCTGGGCCTCGCTGGTCACCATGCCCGCCAACCCGTTCTACCTCGCCAACGCTGCCGCGCTTCAGTCCGGGCTGGCAACGTTGGTGCTCAAGTGGCAGGCGTCGGACGACGCCGAACGGCAGGGGCGGGCTGACGCCCGGTCGTTCGTCTGGCGGGCTGGCTATTACGATCTGATCCTGCTGGTTGTCCTTTTGACGAAGGGTCACGCAACTGCTATGGGTAAGGCCATGACGGTGATGCACCTCTATGGCGAGACGCTTCACGAATATCTGAAGGAGTTTTCCTGATGCCGGGACCAGTAGCAGCAATTGCAGGGGCGGCGGTTGTCGGCGCAGGCGCGTCCATAATCGGCGGCAGGTCGCAAGCCAAGGCGGTCAAAGATGCCTCCAAGGCACAGACCAAAGCCCAGAAACAAGCCCTTGAAGCGCAGATGGAACTTGCGCGGCCTTACGTTGAGGCGGGTAAAAACGCCATGACGCAGTACCAAAACCTTGCGCCGTATCAGTCGTTCAGCATGGACCAGTTCCAAGCCGATCCCGGCTACCAGTTCCGCATGTCCGAGGGCCTCAAGGCTCTGGAGCGGTCTGCGTCGGCACGAGGACTGCTACAGTCAGGCGGAACGCTCAAGGACATCACCCGGTTCGGGCAGGATGCAGCCAGCCAGGAATACCAGAACGCTTTCCAGCGGTATCTGACTGAGCGCGAGGCGCGCATGGACCCGTACCGTTATCTGACGGGCGTTGGGCAGGCTGCGGCTGCTGGGCAGGCAGCCAACGTCGGTGAGGGCATGACCGCGCTTGGCAATATTCAGTCGGCGGGCATCATGGGACAAGCTAACGCGTTTACGAACACGCTGGGCAGCATTTCTGGATTGGCATCAGACGCTGCGGGCGCCTACGGCCAGTATCAGGCGGCGCAACCGTACCAGAACTATCTCCGCGCCATCACGCCTACAAATAGCGCCATGGGCTTTGCCTCGCCCGGCCAGCGCGCGTAAGGAGCGTCTGCCATGCCTATCAACCCGAACATCATCCTCTCTGGCAACCAGATGGCCGCCCCGCAGTTGCCGGACGTGAACGCCATGATGCAGACGCGCACGGCGGGCATGGAGAACATGTACAAGATTGAACGTCAGCGGCGCGAAGACGCGCTGGCGATGGAAGACCGCGCGGTCCTCCAGCAGGAGAAGACTGCGGCAGCCGAAGAAAAGGCCGTGATTGAGGCGCTGCTTCCTGCCTACACCTACGGGATTGAGACGGGTGATATGACCGGCGCGCTTAACTTGGTGCCGTTAGAGATGCAGGAGGGGCTCCTGCCTTATGTGCAGGCGTTGGAGGGCCAGTCTCCTGAGCAGGTTCGCGCCGCGCTGATCGGCTCGCTGTCGGCTAGCCCTGTGGGGCAGCAAGCGCTGGAGGCCATGCAGCGCGCCAAGAACGCTGAAATTCAGTTTGGCCAGTTGGAAGTGTCGCGCGCCAATGCAGCGCGGGAGGCTGCGGCCGCAAATCAGCCGCCGCAGATGACGCCATATCAAGCGGAAATGTTAAAGTTGGCGCAAGCCGAAGACGCGCGCAAAGCCGCGGCGGCTGAAGCACCTCAAATCAAGACTGATAAAGCCCGCAGCAAAATTGACGACACCCTGTCCGAAATGTTGATGTCCTACAACAAACTTAAGCAGGAGGGGGCTATCGTGTCTACTGAAGCCCCCGGTCTGGAAAATGTTATTGCGCGCACTGGCGCGGCATTGGGCACAACTGCGGGCCGCGCGTTGGGCACAAAAGCGCAAACTGAACGTGATTACATCCAAAGTTTGCGAATGAACTTGATTAACGACATCAAAGCGGCAACGGGCAAATCCTCTCAAGAACTAAACTCTAATTTCGAACTTCAGGCCGCTCTGGATGCATTGAGCGATCCTTACGGTCAATCGTTTGAAACAGCATTGCGAAACCTAACCAAGATTTCGCGCGATTACGGGCTTGGTGGCGTAGCTGCTACCATAGAAGACACCGCTAAAGGTAAATCAGATTTGCCGCCGCCGCCCGCAGGGGCTGCAACGGGGCGTATTCCGCAGATCACATCGGATGCCGAGTTTGATGCTTTACCTTCCGGGGCTGAGTTTATCGACCCAGAAGGCGTTCGTCGGAGGAAGCCGTAATGGGTTGGCGCGACGCACCAATTGTTCAACCAGAAAAAAAACCAAAATGGGCAGACGCTCCGGTTGTTAAACAAGTTCCGGAACCGACCTATGGTGAAAAAGCCATGGATGTGGCTAAGAGTTTGGGTACAGGCGTAGTGCGCGGCGGCATTCTGGTGGCTGGTATGCCCGCCGATATTGGGCGTGGTTTAGCCAATCTTGCCATACAAGGCGGCGGTTATCTCGTTGGAGCCGATCAAGCAAAACTGGCTCAAGATGCCGCTCGTGCGACAGCCATCATGGAAAACCAGCGTATGGGGGCGCCTACCAGCGAGCAAATCACGCGCGGTATCGAAAGTGTCACTGGTCCGCTCTACACGCCGCGCACTACCGAAGGCGAATACGCCCGAACAATCGGCGAGTTCATCCCCGGCGCCGCAGCGGGGCCAGGCGGTTTGGTGCGCAAGGTTGCAATGGCTGCTGTGCCGGGCACGCTGTCGGAGGCGGGCGGTCAAGCAGCAGAAGGCACGGCGTATGAACCCGCAGCCCGTATTGCAGGCGGTATTGTCGGGGGCGTTGCCGCAGCAGGACGCGGTAGCGGCGCCGCGAAGGCTATGCAGGAAGCTGCGCCGGACTTGGCAACAGTCAACGCGCGCAAGTCAACGCTGTACACGCAACTTGAAAATTCCGGCATTACGTTTGATGGTTACGATTACGCCAACTTTGCGAACCGCGTAACCCAGCGTTTGCAAAGAGAAGCGTTTGACCCTGATCTTCAGCCTAAGACTGCCGTCCTTTTGCGGCGTATAAACGATCTTTCCGGCCGTTCACCTACATTTCAAGAACTTGAAAATCTTCGCAAAATGACCGGAAACGTCTTGCGTGGTAGCGGCGAACCCAGCGACATGCAGTTCGCAAGCAAGATCATGGCGGAAATCGACAGTTTTTTTGATAGCGGCGCTGTTTCATCTGCTAACCCGCGACTTCCCCCTAACCGCGTAAACGCTGCGGTCAAAGAAGCCCGCGAGCTATCGCGCAGGTCTGCGCTTGCGCGCGACATCAACGCCATGGACCGCAAATCACCGTACTTTCAAGGCGGTATCGAAAACGAGTTCCGCAAGTACATGCGCTCGCGCCGCGGCGAACGCTTGACCGGCGCCGAAAAAGAAGCGTTTGACGCCGTAGCTTTGCGCGAAACGCTTTCGGATTATGCGGCTAACAGAGCTGGCCCAATTGCTGGCGGTGTAGTTGGCGGTATTGGTGGCGGTGGGCTTGTAGGCGCGGCAGTGGGCGCGGGTCTTACTGCTGCGGGACAAGCGGCTATCAAAAAGATTGCTGAAGCGGCGTCCGCAAAACAAGTCGATGCTGCGCTTAAAACCGTATTGGCTGGGCGAACGGCGCAGAACCAAATGCTTCGCGACGCGGCTATAGACGCGGCCAACAATCGTCTGCGAGCGATTATCGCGGCTGGAATGTCCGTGCAGAGCGCTGAAAGTAACCGCAACGCGATGTCGAGGTGACGTGCCGTGCTTGACGATCAGACCTTCAAAGTGCTCGGGGCCATCATGCAATGGATCATCGCGCCAGTGGCCGCGTTTGTCTGGGTTATCTACCGCCAGCAACAGGCGCATGAGACGGCCATCGCGGTTCTGCAAGCCCAGACCGAGACTGCGCGCACGGCCCACGACCGCGAGATCAAGGAGATCCGCGAGACAACGCGGGCCATCATGACGAAGCTCGACAGCATCGAGGAGGCACTACGCAAATGAAGCTCAACAGCGCGTCCTTCGCCAAGCTCAAAGGCGTCCATCCCGACCTGGTGCGCGTCGTGCTGCGCTGCGCCGAAGACTGGGCCGAGGCCGACACGGGTTTCGTCGTCACCTGCGGCGTGCGCACGCTGGAGGAGCAGAAGATCCTCAAGGCCAAGGGCGCCAGCAAGACGTTACGGTCCCGACATATCCCAGCGGCAAATAGTTTTTCACATGCCGTCGATCTGGCCTGCACGATCAAGGGCGCGGTGCGCTGGGACTGGCCGCTGTACGACAAGCTGGCCAAGCGCATGAAGGCCGCCGCCAAGAAGGAAGGCGTGCTGCTGGAGTGGGGCGGGGCGTGGACAAGTTTCAAAGATGGGCCACATTTTCAACTGCCGTGGGTCCAGTATCCCGGCACCAAGACAGGAGCGAAGACATGACGAAGGAAATGGTTTGGGGCGTAGTGCGCGCCATTCTTGCGGCTGGTGGCGGTTACGTTGTCGGCACCGGTGTTATTGACGCCACCGCCATGAACGAGATTATCGGCGCGCTCGGTGTCATCTTCGCCGCTGGCTGGTCTATCTGGGCCAAGAAGTGAACTGGCTTGAGATTGCCGCCGTCGCTGTGCTGTTGATCGGCATTGGCGCTGGTGGCTTTCTCGTTGCCCAACGGCCGTCCTTCTGGATCGGCCTAGTCACGGCTGCTGTACGGCCCGTTCTCCCTCTTCTTCTGGCGTTATTGGCCAAACGGATGCCTCCCGAACAGGAGCAGGCGTGGCGGGATTGCATCCGCCGTGGCGGCGAGTGGGATCATCATCGGAAGCGGTGCAAGAGGTAAGCCACCGCTCGATCAGCGTGGCGTAGCCAGCGATGTCCCGCCAGTGATCGGACTCGTGCGGATTGCCTGACAAGATGCGGCCAATCTTGCTGGCGATCAACTCCAGCGTCTCGCGCTGGGGATCGTCAAGCGTCCTCCAGTTCTTGCCGCGGCGCATGGCGTCCTTCAGTTCCTGTGCCATCATAGACACTTGATAATAATCGCCGTGGGTCTTCTCGCGTTCGTCTAGAATGTCATTCATCTCTCACCGCCCTTACAGTCAATTCCATACCCAGAACGTTATAGCATGCCTCCAGTTCCGCAACGCGCGGGCAGTGCCGCGTTCGCCAGCCCTTGAACGTGTTTCGTGCGATGCCCGTCCGTTCGGCCATGTCGGTGACGCCGATCCGCTGGCTGTTCATCTCCGCGTACAGCCGCCGCACCAGCGGGTGCGCGTGCTGCGGGATGGGCATGTGCCGGAAACGCCTCATTGCTTGTCTCCTGAGAGTGCGGCGAGAATTTCCTTGCGTTCACGCACCGCGCGCAGCGTCGTGTAGCGCTGGTGGATGCGCACCGCGTAGGTCGGACGCTTGTGGACCTCGACCTCCTCGTCCAGCATGGCCTTGACCTGGTGCTCGTCACGCATCGCCAGAACCACGTTCAAATCGTGCCAATTCCAACTCATCCTTTCAACTCCTCCAGTGCAATGTCCGATATGGCGCGCTTGTCGGCAAGGGCCGCCCAAATGCGCTCGTCGATGGTCTTGTTCGTCAGCAGGACGTAGACCCATACGTCGCGCTCCTGCCCGCTGCGGTGCAGACGGCCGACGACCTGCTCGTAGAGTTCCAGCGACCACGGCAGCGACAGGAACACCAGGTGGTGGCCGCCGTGTTGCAGGTTGAGGCCGTGGCCCGCCGACTTGGGGTGAACCGCCAGCAGCGGGATCTTGCCCGCGTTCCAGCGCTCGATCACGTCGGCGCCGTCGTCCAGCGTCCACAGCCGCCCAGGATAGCGGCGCTTCAGTTCCGCCAGCTCCTCGATGAAGTTGTAGACGATCAGCGTGTTGGCCCGCTGGTTGCCCTCCAGCACCTCGTCCAGCAGGTCGAAGCGGTGCGTCGAGAACCAGACCGGCAGACGGTACGGCCCGTTCCAGTCCACCGTATGGTAGACCCAGCCGCTGGCCATCTGCTGAAG